GCAAGCACCCCGTGGTGCTGGCGGAGCTGAACCGGCAGCTGGTGCTGTACGAGCTGGCCGAGCGCGAGGCCCGGGAGGAGATGCCCGGGGTGGCCGAGAAGCTGGCCGAGCTGGCCGAACGCAAGGCCCGAGAGGAGATGCCGGGGGCTGATCGAGAGGGCCCTCCAGTTTGAAGGGCCGGAACGACCGACCGGGCGGCGTTACACATTGCCCACATGCTACAACGCGACCGTGGGCCGCCCCGCGCGGATCGGTTGCCGCCTGGGCCGCGCTGCCGCAGCCCCGACCCGGTCCGGAAAATGGCTCTGGGTAGCTGGGGGCCTGACGAGGTCGTCAGCTCAACGCGGTGCCCGCCCCGCGACGGTTGCTCCATCCTGTCGCGGGGCGGCGCCGGCCCGGCCCGATGGAGCAACTCATGTCGTCCACTGACATCCTGCCCGAGGTCCTGGAACTCGTCCTGGCCATCCGCCGCGGCCTCCCGGTCGACAACGAGCCGAGCACCTTGGCCGCCCAGGAGTGGGAACATCACCACTACGGCCGCCAGGGTTCCGGGGAGTCCCGGGGAGTGAAGTTCGCCGGGCTGCTGGGGGACCTGCCCGAGGGCCGCGAGGGCCCCGACCTGGCGTTGCGGTGCGGCGAGCGGATCGCGCCCGTCGAGAAGGCCCTGCGCGCCGTCTGCGCCATCCTGGACGGGTGCGGGCCGGACGAACACCCCCGCTTCCGGAAATTCCTGCAGCAACTGCTCGAAACCCGGCTCTACCGGTGGCGGTGGGACCGTCGCACCCCCTACCGGGTCGGCCCGGACTGGACCGCGAACGCCCCGGGGCACCCGACCGTGTTCCGAGTACAGCTGGGCACCGTGCCGGGCTGGCTGCTGGCCGAACTCCTCCGGGCGGCAGGGATGCCCGCTGAACTGCTCGCCGCCCTGCTCCGCCCGGTCGCAGCCGAGGGGCACGCTCAGAACCCTATACCCCCAGACACCCCTGACGGGATCGACGCCACGCCGGATGGGGTCGACCCGGAGACGCTCGCCGCCCTCGACCAGGTCATGAGGCGGGAGGACCCCGCGTCCGCCGCGGAAGAAGAACTGGAGTGTTGGCCGGAGGTTATGTCGGCGGGTGATATCGCAAAGCGGCTCCGGCTAGAAACAAACCCCGTGGAGGTGTTCCTACGCCGCTACCGCAAGGAGTATTCTGACTGTGTCGTAGTAGTGGAGCCCGAGGATCGCCGTCGCAACGCGGCCCGCTACCTCTACCGCACGGCCGATGTACTCCCCCACCTGCGGGCCCACTTCAGGCTGCCCGTCGGCGCGGACGGAATCCGTCCGTCATGACGGACGGATGATGGTTGTTCCTGCCTTTTTCCCCACTTTCCCCCGGTAAATCGGTCCGTCGCACGACGGACGGCTGACGGTCTACACACGGCCCAACGCCCCCGCTTTAGGCTGGCCCCATGAACCAGCCAACACCTCACCCGCGGTTGCGTGACCTGCCCCTGTGGCGGCTGATCGTCGCCCTCGACGACGTCGAGCGGACCGTCGGGCCGGCCTCCCCGACCGCCCGTGCGTTGGCCCGCGCCGTCCAGGAGCGGCTGCGGCAGGCCCGCGCCGCCACGCCGCCCCAGGGGGAGGAGGTGACGCATGCCGGCTGAGCCGCTCCGCCTGCACACCGCCCCGACCCCGGCCCCCGGCGACCGCCCGCCCGCGGCCCCGCCGCCCGCGGCCGACCCGCTCGAGCGACTCCTTGCCGAGGCCGCTCGCCGGGCGACCGACCCCGCCCTGAGGCGGTGGCTGCTGCGACTGCTGCGCGGCGAGTCGGCGAGGGGTGGTGGCCGGTGAGCGGCGAGAGGGGAATGTTGCCACCGGCCGGAGTCACGCCCGGCCGGTGGCGAAAACCGTAGGCAGGTAGGCACAACAATCTCATGGTAACCAATCACAACGCAATTGACAACGGCGGACCCCCGGCCGCCGGCCTACTGGGCCGCGTCCAACGTGGCCGTACCCCCAGGCCGCCGCGACTGCTCGTGTACGGCACCGAGGGCATCGGCAAATCGACGTTCGCGGCCGGCGCGCCCAAGCCGGTGTTCGTCCCGACCGAGGACGGCCTCGACCAGATCGACTCCGCCAAGTTCCCGCTGGCGACGACCTACGACGAGGTGGTCGCCGCGCTCAAAGAGCTGCGCACCCAGGAGCACGACTTCGAGACGGTCGTGATCGACTCGGCCGACTGGCTTGAACGCTTGATCTGGGACCGCGTGTGCCAGGAATCGGGGGTCAAGAGCATCGAGAAGGCGGACGGCGGCTACGGCAAGGGGTATACGCACGCCCTCGTCTACTGGCGCGAGGTCGTCGAGCAGCTCAACCACCTCCGCAGCGAACGGGGCATGGTCGTGCTCCTGATCGCCCACGCCAGGGTCGAGCGGTTCGAGGACCCGGAGTCCAGCGCCTACGACCGCTACACCCCGCGGCTGCACAGGCTGGCCGGCGCGCTCGTCTGCGAATGGGTCGACGCCGTCCTGTTCGCGACCCGCCGGGTCCGCACCCAAACCGAGGACGCCGGTTTCAACCGCACGCGGACGACCGCCCACGCCATCGGCCGGGACGGCGGCGAGCGTATCCTGCGGTGCACCGGCGGCCCCGCCTGTGTTGCCAAAAACCGTTACGGGATTCAAGGGGACGTTCCCCTTTCGTGGGCGGCATTCGTCGCCGCCCTGTCCACCAACTCTGTAACAGGAGGCTAACGTGGCTGATCTCGGTGGATTCAACGCGAACGACGTGGACCCCCGCGGCGACTTCGAACCGCTGCCCGAGGGCAACTACCCCGCGGTCATCACCGCCAGCGAAATGAGGGACAACAAGGCCGGAACGGGCCGCTACCTCAAGCTGACGTTCCAGGTCACGGACGGCCCGCACAAAAACCGCATGCTGTGGGAGCAACTGAATCTGCACCACCCGAATGAGACGGCGGTCAAGATCGCCAGGGCGGAGCTGTCCGCCATTTGTCGGGCGGTGGGCGTCATGGCCCCGCGGGATTCCAGCGAGCTGCACGACCTGCCGCTGGTGATCCGGGTGCGGTGCCGCAAGCGCGACGACAACGGCGACGTGGTCAACGAGATCAAGGGTTACTCCAAGCCGGAGGGGCCCGCCGCCGAGCCGCCCCCGCCGCCGGGGCCGCCGTCGCCCAACAGCACGCCGCCGTGGAAACGCTGATGTTCCAGGTCGAGCTGCCCCACCCGCCGTCCATCAACCATTACTGGCGGCGGGTCGGGGCGAAAACCCTGATCAGCCGCGAGGGCCGCCGCTTCCGCGAGCGGGTGGTGGCGGCCCTCGCGTCGCACAACCGCCAACCCGTCGCCGGCCCGCTGGCCGTCGAGGTGGACGTTCACCCGCCCGACAACCGCCGGCGGGACATCGACAACATCGCCAAGGCCCTGCTGGACGCCCTCCAGCACGGCGGGGCCTACGCGGACGACGGCCAGATCGTCCGCCTCACCATCACCAGGTGCCAGGTCGCCCCTGGCGGTAAAACCGTGGTCCGCATTTGGTGCGTGTCATCATGATGGAACTTCGACCCTACCAGTCCGGTGCCGTGGCGGCCGTCTGGGACCACCTGCGCCGGCGTGACGACAACCCGTGCGTCGTGATCCCGACGGCCGGCGGCAAGACCCACGTCATGGCCCAACTCTGCAAGGACGCGGTCGGCCTCTGGCAGGGGCGTGTCCTCATTCTCGCCCACGTCAAAGAGCTGCTGGAGCAGGCGGCGGACAAGTTGACCCGCATCTGCCCCGACGTCCTCTTCGGCGTCTACTCCGCCGGGCTTCGGCGGCGGGACACAACCCGGCCGGTCATCCTGGCCGGCATCCAGTCGGTGTACCAGCGGGCGTGCGAACTTGGCGCCGTCGACCTGGCCGTCGTCGACGAGGCGCACCTGATCCCGCCCGAGGGCGACGGCATGTACCGGCAGTTCCTGGCCGACGCCCGGGTTGTCAACCCGCACGTCCGCACCATCGGGCTGACCGCGACCCCCTTCCGGTTGAAGAGCGGAATGATCTGCACGCCGGACGGGGTCCTGAACCACGTCTGCTGCGAGGTCGGCGTCTACGACCTGATCACGCAGGGCTTCCTCTGCAGGCTGGTCAGCAAGGCCGGCCGTGCCACGGCGGACACCAGCGGCCTCCACACCCGGGCCGGCGAGTTCGTCGCCGACGAGGTCGAGGCCCTCATGGACGCCGACGCCCGGGTGGAGTCGGCCTGTGCCGAGATCGTCGAGCAGACCCGGACCCGCAACGCCGTCCTCATCTTCTCCAGCGGCGTCCGGCACGGCGGGCACATCGTCTCCGTGCTGAAGGGGAAGCACGGCATCGAATGCGGCTTCGTGACCGGGGCCACGCCGCTCCGCGAACGGGACGCCCTGACCGCCCGGTTCCGGGCCGGCGACCTGAAATACCTCTGCAACATCAACGTGCTAACCACCGGGTTCGACGCGCCCAACATCGACTGCGTGGCCCTGGTGCGGCCGACGATGTCGCCGGGTCTGTATTACCAGATGGTCGGCAGGGGCTTCCGGCTGCACCCGGCGAAGGCCAACTGCCTGGTCCTGGACTTCGGCGGCAACGTGCTGCGGCACGGCCCGGTCGACCAGATCCGCGTCAGGGACCCCCGGGTCGGCACCGGGGCGGCGCCCGTTAAGGAATGTCCCGGGTGCCAGGCGCTGGTGCCGACCGGCTGCGCCCGGTGCCCCGAGTGTGGGTTTCTGTTCCCCGAACCTGAGCGAGTGAACCACGACGCCACGGCCTCCGCGGCACCGGTCCTGTCCGGGCAGGCGGCGGAGAAGCGGTGTGAGGTGCTGGAGACGTTCTATTCTGTCCACACCAAGCGGGGGGCGGCCGACGACGCACCCAAGACCATGCGCGTCGAGTACAAGGTCGGCTTCAACACGTTCGTCTCCGAGTGGCTCTGCTTCGAGCACGAGGGGTACGCGTGGCGCAAGGCGGCCGGCTGGTGGAGGCGGCGGTCGCCCGACCCGGTGCCGGGGACGGCCGCCGAGGCGGTTGACCTGGCGCGGCAAGGTCGCCTGGCCCCCACGCACGCGATCACCGTCCGCCGCCCCGCCGGCGAGGAGTACGACCGGGTCGTCGGCTACCAGCTGGGTGACGTCCCGGCACCGGCCGAGGGCCCGGTCGGCGGGCCGCCCGACCCCTTCGCCGGCCAACCGGCCCTCGTCCCGTCGCACCCCGGCGAACAGGCCTTGCCCGAAGGCGCGACCAATTTCCCGTTCGGTTACAACGTGACCCCCGCGGAGGAGGACATCCCGTGGTAAAGCCGGACGCCCTGCTGGCCTCCGCCCTCTGCTACGCGGAGATGGGCTACCCCGTCTTCCCGTGCGTGCCGGGCGACAAGAACCCGCTCACCGAGCACGGGTTTTACGACGCGAGCACCGACGCGGGGAAGGTCGAGGGCTGGTGGTCCAGGTGGCCGGACGCCAACGTCGCCATCGCCACGGAGGGGCTGATCGTGATCGACACGGACGGCGAGGACAACCCCTGGCCCGGGGACGACCCGGAGCGCAAGGTGCAACTGGCCGTCGCGCCCATGTCCCTGACGCCACGCGGCGGCAGCCACCGCGTCTTTCGCGAGCCGCCGGGCAAGACCTGGGGCTGCACCACCGGGCAGCTGGCGGAGAAGGTCGACACCCGGGGCCGCGGCGGCTACATCGTGGCGCCGCCGTCCGTGGTTGAGGCGAAGGTCTACCGCTGGGTCCCCGGGCTGGAGCTGGACGTCCCGCCCGACCGGCTGCCAGAACCGCCCGGGTGGCTGGTCAAGCTGCTGGACGACCTGGGCGCCGGGGGAGCACCGCCCGCCGACGCCCTGGGCGAGGACGGCCGGGAGAACCCGATCCGGGAGGGCTGGCGGCACGGGACCCTCCTGCGTCTGGCGGGGACGATGCGGCGGGCCGGCATGTCCGGTCCGGAGATCGCCGCCGCGCTGGTGCGGGTGAACCGGGACCGCTGCCTCCCGCCCATGGGCGAACGCGAGGTCGAGCGGCTGGCCCTGGACGTGGCGGCACGGTACAGGCCGGACGAGGTCAACGTCGCCCTGATCGAGGACCAGTGGGGCCAGATGTTCGCCGAGGGGCCGGGGGAGGGGGAAGTCCCTTCCGTGCCAGACCCCGGCCCGATCCCCGGCGACCTGCTCCGCGTGCCCGGGTTCATCGGCGAGGTGATGGACTACACCTTACGGACGGCTCCCTACCCCGAACCCGTGCTGGCGTTCTGCGGGGCCCTGTCGCTGCAGTGCCTGCTCGCCGGTCGCAAGGTCCGCGACCCTGCCGACAACCGGACGAACCTCTACGTCCTCGGCCTGGCGAACTCCGGGGCGGGCAAGGACTACCCGAGGAAGGTCAACCAGAAGGTGCTGCTGGAGTGCGGGCTGACGGAAAGCCTCGGCGACACGTTCGCCAGCGGCGAGGGGATCGAGGACCGGCTGCTCGTCCACCCGTCGGTCCTGTTCCAGACCGACGAGATCGACGGCCTGATGACGAAGATCACCCTCGGCAAGGACGCGCGGCACGAGGGGATCATGAGCGTCCTCTTGAAGATGTACACCAGCGCCAACGCCCTGTACCCGATGCGGGTCAAGGTCGGCAAGGACCCGGGCGTGATCGACCAGCCGCACCTGTGCGTCTTCGGCACGGCGATTCCCGAGTGCCTGTACCGGGCCCTGTCGCAAAAGATGCTCGACAACGGCTTCTTCGCCCGGATGCTCATCTTCGAGACCGGCAAGCGTGGGCAGGGCCAGGACGCCGTGGTCTGCGACCTCCCCGCGTCCATTCTGGAGACGGCACGGTGGTGGGTCCAGTTCTCCCCCGGCGAGCAGCGGGGCAACCTCGAGCAGTGGCACCCGGTCCCGAAGGTCGTTGAATACACGCCCGAGGCGGCAACCCTGCTCCGGGAATTTCGCCGGCGGGCGGACGACCAGTACTCGGCGGCCGAGGCCCGGTGCGACCCGGTCGGCATGGCGATCTGGGCCCGGGCCAACGAGAAGGCGTGCCGCCTGGCGTTGGCCTACGCCTGCAGCGCCAACCACCTCGACCTGCGGATCGACGCCGCCGCCGTCCGCTGGGCGACCGCACTGGTCGAGCACCAGACCCGGCGCATGCTGTTCATGGCCGGCGAGCACGTCAGCAACAACGAGCACGACGCCCTCTGCAAGCAACTGGTGGTAACCCTGCGGAAGTGGCGCCATGTCCATGGGGATGAGTGGATGCCCTACTGGCGAATCAACCGCAAGCACCCGTGGACCGAGCGCCAGCACGAGGAGGTCCGCGCCACACTGCTCAACCAACGGGTGATCGAGTACGCCGAGGCCAGGACGGGAGGCCGCCCTGGCAAACTCTACCGGCTGATCGTGCCGCCCCAGGCGTGAGTGGACGTTTGTTCAGATCCAGAAGGGAAAAACTTGGGCAAGAAGTTTGGCGGGAGAAACCATGGAGAACACCGGGAAATCTATAGTAAACACACACACTCTCTCTCTCTTCTTACCTTATTACGCTACCCCTCGTGCGCGTGGATTCGCGCTCACACCCGCACGCGCGCGTGTATAAGGGAACCGCGCGTAATATCGATAAGAAGCCACCCGCACCGGAGCCGGGCCGGTTGCGACGACCTCGAGAGATGGTGGTGTTAGAGAGTGTTATACGGTGCCCGGTTCCGGCGGCGGTGTCGTCTTAGAATGTTTTAGTCCGGGAGGGCTTGTTATGCCGGTCCAGAAGAAGAGGGGAGAGTTAACCCCGTGGCCGTTCGCTGACGTCAGCCTGGAGGCCCCCGGCGTCTGGGGCGGGGCCAGCGTCCCCTTGACGTGGGACGGGAGGGCGCGGGCCGTGGTCGGCGCCTGCGGCCCGGTCGCCCGGAACGCACCGATCCGACTGGTGGCTGGTGGCCGGGCGGCCGGCCGGGCGGCCGCTGCCGTGGCGTGGCTGCGGCAGCACAGGTACGTGAACGTCACGGCGGCGCCGCCCCTGGGGCGTTGACGGGCTGTGTTAGAGAGTGTTATACGGTGCCCGATTCCGGCGGGGCTGTCGTCTTAAAATGTTTCAGTCCGGGAGGGCTTGCTATGCCGGTGCCGACGTCGCGGGAGCTGCTGGAGTGTGTCGAGGCCGTGCTGGCCGAGGAGCCGTCCAAGCTACGCCAGGGGGACGAGCGGCTGATCCTGGCCCTGGCCGCGACGCGGACCCGACGCGACGCGGCCCGGATGGCCGGGGTGTCGGAGATGACGATCTACCGCCGGCTGCGGTGTCAGGCGTTCGCCAGGGTGCTGACCATGACGAGGGCCCTGGTGCTGCAGGAGGCGACCTACGCGCTGGCCGACCTGAACGGCGACCTGATGACGTTTTACCGGGTGCTGAAGGACCCGGACCTGTTCGGGCGGCTCCGCCACCGGCTGGAGCTGACCCTGTTCTCCGAGGCCGAGTGGGACGCCGCCCGGGGCCTGTTGGCGGCCCCCGGTGGAGGCGACGTCGAGCGGGCGGCCGCCCTGTTCACGCTCTGCCGTCAGTCCCTTTCGGGCCGGATGGACAGTCATGCCCCGACGGTCCGGACCCGGCTGCGGGGTGGACGCAACGACGGTGTCAACGGATGGTGGACCGCGGTCGACGGCCTGGAGGCGGCCCACCGCCGGCTGCGGGACGTCCGGGTCCTCTGCCGGCCGGCCCTGGACGTCATCCGGGCCGAGGACACCCCGGCGACGTGCTTCTACCTCGACCCACCGTACCTCCACGAAACGCGAACGGCGAAGGAGGTGTAGGGCACGAGATGACCGAGGCCGACCACCGGGAGCTGCTCGACGTGCTCCGGCAGTGTCAGGGCAAGGTGATCCTCTCCGGCTACGCGAGCGATCTGTACGACACCACGCTGGCCGGGTGGCAGCGGGACACCCTGGAGCTGCCCAACCACGCGGCGGGCGGCAAGAGCAAGCGGCGCATGACCGAGATTCTCTGGTGCAACTTCTGAGGCGACCTGGCGGCCGTGTGCGTGCCCTGCCACGAAAGTATTCACGGGCGGACGTTCGGGGAGGACGAGCCCGGAGATGAAGAGGTCGACGGAGTAGTGACGAAGGCGACCAACGGAGACGACAAAGGGGGTTGACCCGATGAGCACGGCGATCCGGTTGGAACGTGGTGTTGGTGGCCCTGCCCGACCCCGTGCCGGCCCGGCTGCGGGTGCGGCGGGCGCTCAAGGTGCTGCTGCGGACGTTCGGCCTGCGGTGCCTCAGGGTCGAGCCGGCGCCAGAAGAAGCGTCGCCCGCGGCGGCGGGGACCGGCCCGGCGCTTGGGGCGCCCGGGCCGTCCGGGCGCGGGCCGCTCGCACCCGCGCCCGCCCCGCCGCCGGGCCAGGGGAGGAGGCGACCGTGAGAGACCGCCTGAGCGTGGTGTTCGAAGACGTCGGCCGGCCCGGCGACGGCAGCTTCATCGATCGGTGGCACCGCTTGCGGTCCGAGGGCAAGCGCTTGGGACTTGTGGCGATCCACGTCGCGACGTGGCCCGCCGGCTGGCGGGACGAGTCGCCGCCGCCCGGGGACGAGGGGGCGGAGGAAGGCCGGGCGGAAAATCAGTCGCGGGGTGCGGTTTCGGGCAGAGCGGGGCAGTGAATGGCCGGGAAGAGCAGCAGGCCGGAGGAGCGGTGGGAGGTGGCGGTGGCCGCCTTGCTCTCCCACGGCACGATCGAGGAGGCCGCCGGGGCGGTCGGGGTTTGCCCCCGGACGCTCAAGGAGTGGCGGCGGCAGCCCGGCTTCCAGGAGCTGTACGCCGCGGCCCGGGAGGAGCTGCTCGAACGGGCGGTGAGCCGCCTGCTGGCCCTGACCGGCGAGGCCATCGACGCCCTGCGGCGCAACCTCAACGCGGAGCGGCCCGCCGACCAGCTGCGGGCGGTGAGCCTGATCCTGGAACACGCCCAGCGGGGCGTCGAGGCGCTCGACCTGGCCCGGGAGCTTGCGGAGCTTAAGGGACTGGCGGAGACAATCCATCATGGCAATCGCGACGCTCAGGACGGAGGTGGCGCGGCTCAGGGAGCGGCTGGGGCGGGCGGCGCAGGCCAAGACGCCCCTGCTGGACCGGCTGCGGCGGGACCCGGCGGAGATCGTCCGGGCGGCGGGGATGGAGCCCGACCCGTGGCAGCGGGACATCCTCCGCTCGACGCACCCGCAGACGTTGCTCCTCTGTTCCCGGCAGTCGGGCAAGAGCCTGACGGCCGCGGCCCTGGCGATGCGGGCGGCGCTGCTGCAGCGGTCCCTGGTGCTTCTCGTGAGCCCGACCCTCCGGCAGAGCGGTGAGCTGTTCCGGGACAAGGTGCTGAAGTTGTTCAACGCCCTGGGCCGGCCGGTGCCGGCGACGCGCGAGACGGCGTTGACGCTGGAGTTGGCCAACGGCTCCCGGGTCATCAGCCTGCCCGGCGACGAGTCCGGCATCCGCGGCTACTCGGGCGTGGCCCTGCTCGTCATCGACGAGGCGGCCCGGGTGCCCGACGCCCTGTACTGCTCGGTCCGCCCCATGCTGGCGGTGAGCCGGGGGCGGTTGGTGTGCCTGTCGACGCCCTTCGGCAAGCTCGGCTGGTTCCACGACGAGTGGCACGGCGCGGGCGACTGGGCGCGGGTGCGCATCACGGCCGAGCAGTGCCCGCGTATCAGCCCGGAGTTCCTGGCCGAGGAGCGCCGGGCCCTGGGCGACCGCTGGTATCGCCAGGAGTACCTGACGGAGTTCATGGACGTGGTCGACCAGCTGTTCCGCTCCGAGGACGTGGCCGCCGCCTGCGCCGACGACCTGCAGCCCCTGTTCGGAGGCCGGCCGTGAGACGACCCCTGCGACCGCCCGCCCGACCGGGCGTCATCACCACCGCGACCCTGCCGCCGGAGCCGGCCCCCGAGCCCGAGCCGGAGCCGGAGCCGGAGCTGGAGCCGGAGCCGGAGCCGTACCCGAACGAGTTTTTCCTCGGCCTGGACCTGGGCCAGAGCAGCGACTACACGGCGCTGGCGATCCTGGAGCAGACCTTCGTCCCCCGCCCCGACAGCCCGCAGGAGAAGGAGGGGCACTACGGCGCGCGGTTCCTCAAACGCTGGCAGCTGGGCACCAGCTACGCCGACATCATCGAGGACCTGCGCGGCATCATCGACCGGCTGCCGCTCGACATGCCGGACCTGGTGCCCGACCAAACCGGCGTCGGCCAGGTCGTTATCCAGATGCTCCGGCAGGCCAACCTGGGGGCGCACCTCCGGCCGGTCCTCATCACGGCCGGCCACCAGGTGCTCCGCGGCGACGACGACGCCATGCACGTCCCCAAGAAGGAGCTGGCCAGCACCTTGCAGGTGCTGCTCCAGCAGCGGCGGCTCAAGATCGCCCCCCTGCCGGAGCGCGACCTGCTGCAGAAGGAGCTGCTGGCCTTCCGCGTCAAGGTAACGGTCGCCGGCCACGAGACCTTCGAGGCGTGGCGCGAGCGCGACCACGACGACCTCGTGCTGGCCGTCGCCCTGGCGGCGTGGGCCGGCGAGCGCGGCCCCGGCATCTTCGGCAAGGCCGACCTGCGGCGCATGCGGGGCAAGCGGCCGGGGCGGTGACGACTACAGGGCCGTATGACCAACTGACCCACAACCGAGAGGAGTTTGACGATGACCGCGACCCTGACCCGACTGGACCGGGCCACCTGCGCCCAGGCCCTCCGCCACCGCCTGACGCTGGCCGAGTACGCCCGCCGCCGCGACGCCGGGACGCTCCCGGCGCACGCGCCCGACGACACCCGCCTGTTCCGCGAACCCCGCCCGCAGCTGCCCTCCCTGGGGCAGCGCTTGCGCTACGCCCGCGAGTGGGCCGCGCAGGAGCCGCGGCCCGTGCGCTACAGCCGCCACTGGCTCCGCCCGGAGCCGGTCTGCGGGGACGAGTACGCCCACGCCGCCCGGCTGGCCGCCGCCCTCGGCATCGACGACGTCGACCTTGTGCTGCGCGACCTGATGCGCTGAACCGGCCCGGCCACCACCTTTTACCACCGGAGAACCTCATGACGACCGCGACCGCAAGAAAGAAGCACGCCCCCGACCCCGCCCCGGCCGAGCCGGTGGCCAGATTCCAGTTACTGGAACCTGGAGATGCAGGGGGCCGTGTACCCGGTCCCCTGGGGCCTGCACCCCTCCAGCGGTTGACGCCCCAGGACCGCCCGGGGGCTGGGTGGTGTGTGGGGGTGATGGTCGTCCCCATCCGCGCCGCCGGCCAACGCCGAATGCCGGGCCCCGGCTTGGTCGCCAGGAGCTTGACGCCGGCGCCGGCGCGGGGCTACGATCCGGGTGGGCTGACTGCCGGCCGCGCTGCAGGCCGGGGTCTGACCAGGCACCCTGTTCGGAGGGACTACCCGTGGCGCCCTGCTCCGCTCGCCGGCTGCCGGCCGCCCTGCTCGCCCTGGTGGTCCTGCCCGCGCCGGCCTCCCCGGGCCCGCCCCCCGGCGCCGGCGAGCCCGGCCCTTTTGCGACCCATCGCGGCGCTCTCCAGGACGCCGCCTTCTCGCCCGACGGCAAGCTCCTGGCCACGGCCATGGCGTTGGGCGAGGAGCGGATTCTCCTGTGGGACCCGGCCACGCTCCGGCGGCTGGGCGAGTTCCAGGGGCGTGAACCGCTGGCCTTCTCCCCGGACGGCAAGCTCCTGGCCGGCCGCGGCCCAAACGAGTCGATCCGGGTCTGGGACGTGAGCAGCCGGGAGGAGGCGCGCCGGCTCCCGGCACCACGGCTCGCTTCCTGCCTGGCCTTCGCGCCCGGGGGCCGGGAGCTGGCCGTGGTGGACAGGTTCTCCGGCCGCCTGCACAGCCGCCTCGTCCTCTGGGACGTGAAGAGCGGCCGGTCAATCTTTGCCAGCGAGGAGGTCCCGCCCGACTCGGGGACCGTCGTCTTCTCGCCGGACGGCCGTTCGCTGGCGGTGGGCGGCGGCCAGCCACGCGAGGACACGAACGACGACCCAGACCCAAAGCCACGGCCGCGTGACATTGAGCCGAGCATCGTCATCCTGGACGCGGCCAGCGGTCGGCTCCGCACGCGGGTGCAAGGGGAATACCATACCGAACGACTCCGCTACACCCCGGACGGCAAGACGCTCGTTGCCAGCGGCGGGCCCCAGCCGATCACCTTGTGGGACCCGGCCACCGGGCGGGCCTTGGGCACGCTCGGCGCCTTCCAGCGCGGCGGAGGCCGGATGGCCCTGACCAGCGACGGCCGTACCCTGGTCTACGAGGAGCCCCTCAACTGGGTGTGCGTCCGCCGCCTGGATGGCCAACTCGCGCGCCGCTGGGAGGTGCCCGTGACGAACTCCGTGCTCATCCTGGCCCTTTCTCCCGACGACCGGACCCTCCTCACCGGGGGCCTCCAGGACCCTGGGTTCCGCCTGTGGGACATTACCACGGGTGAGGAGCGGTTCCCGATGGAGACACCGCCCGCGACGCGACCTTGACCCCCTCCCGGCACAGCCCCCTCGCGCTGGG